CGTACGTACTCAATCCCGGGTACGATAACTGGGGCTTGTAGGTCAGTGCCCACGAAAGATGTTGCACCCCGGACAGATGAACCCATTATTTTCCCATCTGCATACCAGATACGGAGGTATTCGGCGCAGTGCCCAATAAGTTGTTTAGACGACTGGACGTCGAGACTTGTGAGGGCAAGGCTACGACAGAAAATGAGTGCCCAGAAGGCGTTGACAACGTGCATGTCGCAGTCGTCACCGTTCACACGAATTCGATAAAATACTGAGACGCCTACAAGTTCGATAAGTATCGAAACAGCAGTTTGGGTATACGCCCAGTTCATGACGTTGTTGATTAAGGTTGTGGTTCTCCAGCCGGACCACAAACCTCGTAAGACTCGGCGGTACTGTCCGTCAGATGCAACTTCTCTCACATATAGTGCAGATAATGAGTCGGTCAACCAATCGGCACACCTAGAGATGTGACCTGCAAAGTTGGTTCCCGCCCATTGCCCTGTCTTTGCAAGAGTTTGTGCCGGTTCGGCGAAAACACGTTGCCAGAATGATTGCATGTCCGGGATGGTGTGCAGGAAGTTGAAGTCGTCGTAATCAACTGCTAGAGTGCAATAACGCCTTGAAGTGCGTTGGGCACGCTCGATGTGGTCGAGAAATATATCCCATGCACTCGATCCTAGTGTGAAAATAGGCGAGGATTGGAATATCGCTTTTTCAGAATGGAATACAGCAATACTCTCGATGAGCCACTGGTGGATTTCACCGGGGATGATCTGGCGTAGACGTATGCCCGGTTCGGTTTTGATCTGGGCGTTCGTTATGACTTCAGGCTCGCGGTCAAGGACAGTCACAAGGAAGTTCGTATCAACAGTGTCAAGCCATAACCTTTTATGGAGGTTGTGGAGAGGAAAGGAGTAGCTTCGAAATAGGTCTTTACCTACTCCGACTGACCCTCGGGGCGCGAGAGAGATAAATTGGGCATGGAGGTCAGCAGGTGTGTAAGGTAGTCCGTTTTGGCTGGTCACTTTTGCTAACTGTTCGTAGACGGTGCGGCCCAGAGTATCGAAATGGTTGTGCATGTGATGGCGCCAAACATCAGAACGTGTCTTTGGGTCGGTCGTGTTATAAGCTGCCAATTGACGCTCTTTGATGAAGGATCTCTTGTCAACATACCCATCATTCCCGAGTAATTCATCTTGAGCACGGCCGCACGATAAATAGACGTAGAATAATTTCGTCGCTACATCGGGTATATCACACATCCTCTTAGCAGTTGTACCTTCAATGACTTGTAGTTGTGCGATCGATGAAGGACATTTCTGTGTGCGTCGAGCAATAGTCATCACTTCCTTTAGTTTTTTTGTGACTTTCTTTGCGCCGTAGGAGAAAAATCCTCCTCCTATGAGTGCAGACATCATATCTCTATGATGGCTACTGATCCCGCAGATCATGAGTACGGACGCGAGTCCTTGGAGACCCAACCCACCGCAGTTGCGTAATATGTAAGCAAGGCTGTGTCTACCGTACCAGGATGAGTGTAACTTACATAACCCTAGTGTGACAGGGTAATTGGTCCTTGTCCGTGCGTATAGTTCGGCGTCGTCAAAGGGATACAACACTTCAAGAGCAGTTAAGGCTCCCGCTTCGGTCCCACCGGTTGAGTAGCACCAAGTGAGGACTTCTGAGACATAGTTGGACATGCGTAGGAATACTGAAGTGGATTGTGCGTGGTTGGAAATTATACCCACATCGAGTTTCCTAGTTTTACTGAGCATTTCAGTGCGACGCATCCGGATTCTAGATTGACCGTCCGAAAAAGTGTGACGAAGTGCACTCCTGGCGGTGTAAGGTCTCTGGGGGCAATTGGCGTGTAGTGCTCTTTGTAACCCTATTTTCCCATCACCTGTCCGTTTCGAGTATCTTTTAAGATGGCTGAGGGCCAAAGCGATTTTCTTAACGGAGCGTAGCGATAGATTTGTCGTTCTAAGGAAGCTGTACGTACTAAAGTAGGAAGGGTCTAAGACTGTGCAGCCTGTATAGGGCAGGTCGCCTTGCGAGTAGTAAATCCCAGGCAACGTTGGTTTCTCTTGGTATGGGCAAAGAGGTAACCCAATTAGATATTCTGCGAGGCCAGGACCAGCGCGGATTACTACCGGTCGCGATTTCGCACATTCTTCAATCTTTTCAAGACTCCATACTCCATGTTCTTTCACTTTCCTTGCGCCTGTTTGTTTTCGGAACATGGTTTCAGAATCGTAGATGTGTAATCCTAGATATAGGGATGTAGGGTTGGTAACGGCTTGGGAAATGGATGAGTTTTCAGGCAGTAAGTCGGGGGCGAGTTGGTCTAGTAGTCGGAAAACACGATCAGTCATATGACCGTAAAAAGCAAAGGTGTGGTATAAGTATAGATCATAAGGTGTGGAAAATCCGGTTTCAACTGAGTCAACGAATTCTTCGTAGTTAGAGTTCATGAGATGGTAGAGGTTTGGTTCGATAGTCCGATTCTTGTACAATGTAACAGCGGCTTCGAGCTGTGGTTTGAACCGTGATAAGGCATTGGGCGAGAAAAGTCCTTCGAGGTCAATCTTCCGGTATTCTGCGGCATATGCTTGTTTAGTATTTTCTTCAGGTATATGGAGGTTTCGTCTAATTTTGTAAGTGAGGGTCGGTACCATCAATAGTTGTCCGATTTGTTGTAACAGGTCTGTTTCAGAAGTGAATTGACGAATGGGATAGCGTAAATTGTATTGTTGATCAAAGATATTCCTCCTTTGACGATGGTCAGTATGGTCTTTGGGTTGACGGCTGGGTAAGAAGGCACATAGGACTAAGTGAGTTTGTGGTACACATGCAGGTTCAGTGCATATGAGGATCTTGCTGTTACAGGCAGTGAGTCGTCTAATATAAGAGGTGAATGCTTGAGTGTCCTGGTTCTTAGTATATTTTGAGAATAGTCTACTGGCGGTTGTCTGAGGATGGGAGAGATCGCAGAGGTCGAGTTGTGATTCTAGGATATGGTCGTGATCTCGCGCAAACTGTGGTGAGACCGTTGTGTGTGGGATAATAATGGCAACAGGCCCATCGGATACTATTTCTTCAAGTGTGTTAGCCAGACCAGCTGTTTTCCGCTCACTACCGCGTGGAGGTACACTTATAGTGGGCACGTCATCGAAACCAGTTCGGGAGTTTTTCAAAACGCGTCTAGGATTAGCCTCACGCACCGGTTCATCGATGAATGTGGCGGAGATCCGACTCCGGGGAATTCGTACCCTTTCGTTGTTCGACAGAGATCCTTTCAGCAAGTTGTACGCTAGTCCGAGCGTAGGGATAGCACTAGAACATAGTTCAACAGGTCGAGGTCGGAGGCGGGTCGGTAACCCACCTTGAGGTCGGAGCAAACCACTGTGACAGTAGCCATAACTCGTTCCGCGGGTGGGCTCTAGCGCCTCGACACCGACTTGATCACCACATCCCAGCACTACGCCAGGCACTCTTCTTAGTTTCCAGACTTCCCGGCCTAGACCACGTGGAGGTAGGTCTCGTCCTAGGCCAGGGGCCAGCCCGTTGTATGGAAGGAAAATTGAATTGCCAGCTCTAGGCCAGCTAGAGAAAATAGGTCTCAGACCTTCGGAAATGAGTTCATTGTCTATGATACACCGCTCGATATTATTATAGGTTCCAAGAGGAATTGTCCGGTTGAGGATAGCACAAGGGCGTCTCACTGAAAATCCTGTTGCTTTCTGTCGCTATATTTTTGTAAGGCGAGTGCAGCACTAACTTCATTTGGGTCGCGAGTAGCCTGCCTGTTGCGATGTGCCCACATGTCACCTGCTTGTTGTAAGGATTTTGCAGCAGTAATGAGATGACGGATATCTTGTTCAGAGCGGGGTACGATGCGCGGCACGTTTTCGTAGGTGATAGCCGCTTCATTCTGATATGGTAATGCAGCGCTATAGGCCCCGATCCGTGCCATGGTTTTCAAATCACGAGCAGGGGCACTCAGGCCATAAGGCAGCCCTCCCGGCGCGATGCCATCAAGCAACATCGGGTACGAGTAGATGTTTGAATTGGCACCGCGTTCGGACAGGATGAGTGGGGGGGCAATCATTTTAAGTTCGATGGACATTGTGCGCCAACGGCTAGTGAAAACGAACTGTTGTCGTTTGACAGTTTCGAGCAGAATACCTGGTGTCCATGTGTCCCCGCGGAAAACGGTGAATAGGCAACTGTCCCGTACATCATCATTGTAACCCGCAGGTAATGCAGCAGGGAAACCGTTGCCGTCAGGACCAAGTGCGG